CGGCGGAGAAGAGTCGATCAAGGAGCGGACGAGTCGAAAGACCCGTTCTATTAGGCTTAGCCATATTTCCTTTCCTATTTGATAGTTTATCTTAGATAACATCTTGACTCCTCGAGCAATTAAGCTCTAGGTATGTCCAGGTCATCAACGATATCGCTTGCGAGCTCCGAGTCACCGAAAATGGTGCCCAGGAGTGTTACCATCGCCTTCACCGCAGTAGCAGATGCTTCTACGGGCCAGGTGATGTTGCAATCGACAATAGCCTTACTTTTCAAAGGAACCGAATCACCGTCCACAAAGGAACGTTGAATTCGAATCCGATAAGAAGGTCGGCTATAGGTACTACCATTTAGGACTGCAGGCTTGCGATCAAAGATCACAAGATAGTTTTCCTGCACGGAATGGCCGTCAACCTTGTAGATCGACTGGTGCTGGTTAGCGGACCCATCATAGGTCCAGGTTCCAGGTACAGTAAAGTCAGCCATGATTGGCCTCCAATTGTGGAATTACTAACTTCATTTGTATCACAAAATCACAAAGCCTCGCCGCGTCAAGTCTATCAATACCTCCGTGTACCGCATCAAGGTTGATGCGATGCGTGAGATGTTGGAGCCCATAAACTAGGCTCATCGGAGATTCGGTGCTGTAAAGCACTTGGTCCTCGAAGACAAGATCTGGCAAAGCTAAGCTTTCTAGTGATAAGTCCATAAAGTTTTCATATCCGGTTAGGTTTAGTTAGGTCTCCTAGGAGCTTACTATATCGTCCAAAAAGGATCGACGCAAGGTCGACTATCTTGAACGCATCTAGCTGCACTTTGAAAACCAGTGAAGCGGACGGATCCCTACTCTCACGACTGTAGTCGACCTTTTCGGTCTCCATAGTGTATTGAGTAGTCCCTGAATGGGTGTAAGTAAAATTACTGACACTCCCCGAGAGGGGCGTAACAATAGTTCTATTTCGCTGGGTAGTTTTATAGCTTACCCAGCCACCTTTAAGGGTCTCCGTTGCGAATGGTGAATAAGCCTCAATCAGTGAATCGATGTTGGAAAACCAACCCAATATCATAGAGAAAGGTATCACCTCGAACGTAGTAACTAGAGGATCAATGACGAAGATGTCATCAATGAGAGCCTCTAACACAACGCCAGCTCGAACTTCCCGCTCGATCTCCTGCTCATGTAAATATGAACAGAAGCCCGCATCGGAGCCGTTCTTGTAGCGCTCGTAGGCCTTAATCCTTCTGGCAGGAAGAGGGTACGCAAGATGCGTCCTCGCCCCAGCAGAAGTCTCAGATGCGTAACCCCTAACGAAAGGGGTTGCACTCTGCTGAAGCTTATAAAAAGCTTCAGTGATGCCTTCGAGATCGTACGCGAGTAATCTCCAGCCGTAGCGCTGTTCCAGCCAAGACTCTGCAAAGAGTCTTTCAGGGCTGAGACGGGCGCGTTCGGCCTCGGACATCAATCTACCGGTTGCCCGGCGGTTGATGCCCTCGACTACTCGCTCCGCGCGTTTCATAACGCGTTTACGAAATTGTGTTAT